AGCATAAACCGTGACGGGAGTAGCGCCCCGGAACCTCTGGTCCACATTGTCTGTCTTGGGGGGAGGTTCCGGGGGAGCGCCCGTTACAACGGGGGAAATGCATTCATCGTAAGTGGATGTTTCGGGACCTGTAGGACAACGATCTATCCATGTCACCCCATTCTGCCAGTGATCAGGGGGGGTAGGATGCTGAATTGAATCCCACAACCCGAAAGGCAAGGAGGTGAACGAAGGTGGATCTACGATAGGTCGTGCTCCGGGCATACTAAATCACCTCCCTGTCTTATCAGAGGTTCGGGAAGGGGTCTATGGACGTGCCCGGTACAAGCTGAGCAACGGTCGTCGCACCAAGAACAGAGAACGTGATCCGGTACTGACGTGACTCATGGCCGACTCGCGCAATAAGATGGCACTCTTCTGACCAAGCTGCCGTGTAGTCATTGGTTTCATTGAGTACAGAGTCCCGGATGACTCCCAGATCCAGGCTCATACCGTTACCGTGCAGGAACGTACCAGCGGCATAAATCATTACGTCGGCCGTAGTAGGCCATGCCGTAAGGGGGGTCGCATTTCCGAACTGCCCCGCTCCCCGAACCTGCCAGTCACTCACCCACTGAACCCGTAGGTTCCGGTCGGTGAAGAACTGGTCAATCTCCGAGTTCGAAACAGACAGCAAATCTACGCCTGTCCGCCAAGCAAGATCCGCCCGGATAACTGCCCTGAGCCACTGAGGGGCAACCACCTCTAGCACATCATCAATGCACATACCGTATCGTTCACGGTAGTCAGTAGCGCCTAGGTCAATTCCCGAAAGAACTTGCTGGAATGCGGGCTTGGCAGTAGCAGGAGTGCCACCCCCCGCGAATTCGCCCGTAGTGATGGGGGCCGTAGAAAGAGCGACCATGAGTGCGATCAAACGTGCATTGATTGCACGTGCGTGCGCGCTCATAAGAAGCTGAAGGGTGTTCTGAGTGGCTTCCGGGTACGCGTCATCCGTTAGATTGCCCGCCGTAAGGCAGATGCCATAGCACTCAAGCCGCACTTCTTCAAAGTCCGGGCAAGGCACTCGCAGACAAGGCTTTGTGGGCGAACCGGTGATAGCCGCAATGTCGTTAGCTTCCGTCCACAGGAACGGGACTGACGTGTTCGAGAAAGGAACTGCAAATCCACCAAGAGCGTTGGACCCGATAGCGTCCGCAAGACTCGGAGAAACGGGATACCGGATACCACCCCGGGTAACTCCAAAGGTGGGAAGATCAATCAAGCCGTCTTCACACGAAATATTGAAGAAGTCATACCGGGTTTCTGAGGGAGCACACCATCCTCCCGCAGCAAGCAGTGAATTCTTTGCTTCAGGGCGGATCAGATGCCGGATCAGTTCCCCCACCTGAGCGGGGGACGTCCGGTCATCCACGGTGTGATCAAAGTTATTCCGGATGGTGGCCACTACGTGGCCGTTTTCCGTTGAACCCAGACGGGAGACCGGGAGAGAGCGGGCTTTCCGAGAGAAGGCGTCTGACAGAGATTCCAGACTGCTCAGGTTGCCGCCCTGAGAAACGCCCGGGATGTCCACAGAAGCCGTGATGCTCAACCGGGGGGTGGGCAACTGAGGTGCGGGAGTGACGCGGGCTGTATCTGAGAGAGACGCGGTTGCCCGTGCCACGGCTTCCGGGCCGATTCCACCCCGCCTGTCCCCGAGGATGGACACCAGCGCGGCCGTGACGCCCCGCGCTGTCTCCCGGGCGATATCCTCCGCCCCGAGTCCGGACACCTGAATCTCGGTGCTGGCCGTTTCTCCGTGGATGCGCGTCTGAAGCGCGGACATCTGGTCAGCGTTCCGGACGCGCTCTTGTTCCGCGAGGCGCTGCGCACGAGTGTCCCGTGCGGCAAGCTCCGCCCGGATTCGGTCAAGGTCTGAGGCCAACCGGTGTGCGTACTGAATGCTGTCCGCAGTGACGTCTTCAAGACCATTGACCCGATCGAATTCTGCGATCCCGCTGGTTTCAAGAACCTGAAGATCTTGATCATTAACTAGCGTCAGATCCAAAGGGGCTGAAAAAAGCTCTTCCGGCATGTCTTACCCTTCTGAGACAGTTGACATGATTGATCAGATCTTAGGCCAATGTAGCAAGAGGGCGGAGCAAACGGCAAGAAGCACTTAAATTTATCAAACCGGTCAAGTTGGACAGGGGACTTGCGCTTGGTTCCGGGGTGTGGTTTAATTAAATCAGTCAAGCAGGAACGAGGAAAAAAATGTCGTACTGTGTATGGACGAAGAGCCCTGAAGGAAACTCCGTGCTGGTTGCTGCGGAGCTGACGGAGAAGCAGGCTACCCGTATCGCGGAGCATCTGCGGACGGCTCACAACGACAGCCACGCTACTGCGGAAGAGGACTGAGAAAATGTACGTGATCCTTCAGCCCCACAGCAACACCAACAACTCAGACAAGTACGCGATAGTCAAGTTCGACGATTGGGTTTCGTACACCAACGGGGAACTCGTCGGGATGCCGATTGTCTCTCGGCATGACACGTGGGAAGAAGCGGACCAGAATGTAGCACGGTGGCAGCTAAGTCACTCTTGATCCAGACAACCTCCCGGCTAATCTCGCCGGGAGGTTGTGTCTTGACTGTATCAATCGAATAGGAATGAAGAAAAAATGTCGTACTCCGTATGGACGTATAAGAGGGGGGTAGCTGTTCTTATTCTTGGTGGCCTGACACTGGAACGGGCTAATTGGCTCAGACTCCAACTAGAACTTCTCTACCCTGACCCCAATATCTTCCTTTCAGAGGAGGAGTAGAACAAGAAGCCCCCCGGTCGACTTGCCGGGGGGCTTCTTGTCTGTTTACCGGGGGGCAGGAACCGGAGCTGAGATTACAGGCTTTGGCCTCTTCCTACATCCGCACATTATCAGTCACCTCCCTTGACTCGCTTAGCGAGCAAGTTCATCACAATACGCAATGCTTGTTGTTCACTCATCTCTGGGGTACGGAATCGGGCCACCGTAGGTCCCCCCGCTGCAACCAGAGCGTGAGTCATACCCGATGCTACCCTAGCCCTCATTTTGGGGACAGGGAATCCAGGCACATTTACTGCCAGAAGACCGACTAGTCGGAGTTGACCGCCAATCCTCCGCCAATCACCGGACACTTCTCCGGAAGCCCTCAGCTCATGAATTTTGGCTGAATCAGCGTTTGGCCGAACTGCCCCGGCAACCCATATTCCGTGAGCATCATTGCCCACGACTACATCTGCTACCGCCCAACCCGTATTGTCATAATGGGAGACAGCGGCTTGGGCGGTAGCAGACATGTTGGCATGGCCCGTTCCTACGGTGATCTGGCCCACTGAAACTATCGTTCCTTCTGCGGTAGCCAGTTCCCCTGTCATGAAGTAGGGATGGGAGTCTTCATGTGGTGGTCCTACGCACTCTTCCGCGTAGCCTATGTGGCAGCTTCCCCACGGGGCCGCGTGACCGTACAGACGCCCGGAGGAGTCCACTGTAATGGCCGTAGGAAGGCTCAGTTTGGGGTCTTGGAACCAGGATGCAGGGGGAAGCCAATCAGCCCCCAGAGAGGCGACTACGGTCCCGGACCCAGTAAGTGGGGGAGGCACCTGATCCGCGTCCCGGAGGTGGCCAGAAAGATGATCATAGACTCCTTGTATGTCTCCTTCCGGGATAGTTGTTCCTCCCCGCCCACCATTAAGCACGCCAATCCCCGTAGAACAAGCGGTAAGGTTTGCCGCTCCGGGAACCCCTTGGTCACTCACTTCATGATGAATGAATCGGCAAGCATCTTTAGGAAGGCTTCCTTCTTCCACCTGATCAGAATCATACCAAGCATAAGCTGCACGAACTTGGTCAAGAGTGAGAGGGGAAGGAAGTCGGGCTTCATTAGCGGGACCATCCCACTGTTCATCAGAAGTGGGGGTGTTATGCGCTTCTACCGCACCAAATTGTTGTACAAAAGTGAAGCGTTCTCCTCCCGCAACCACAGCTCCCGCTTCGTCAAGAAGCTCTATATAGGCTTCCGCGAAAGCGGGGATATCTACCAGCGTTGCGGCCCGGATACGTCCCGCGTGGAATATCATTTTTTCTGGCTGAGCAAAGAGCAAAAGAAGGGGGTCTTCTTCTTCCCCGACTACTTCGTCTTCAGGCCATACGAATTCAATATCCGCGTCAGAGATGGAATCCGCATCAATAGATACACCTCGGATGAACTTGTTTTCAATCATCTGATGTACCCGCATACCATCCTCAGACCTAAGGTTGAGAACTCCTTCCCCCATGATCTGATTTTCTTCGCGCCAGATGGCGTCAATTCGCCCGACGTTCACCGCAACAGTGTGCGGTTCTCCCCCGTGGCTGTCTTCCTTATTCCACCGGAGTGGTACGGGCAGACTTGCCCATGTCAGAGACCCCGGAGAGAACTCTCGTCCGTCCCCCGTGACAATCCCCTCAACCGCGAGAGGGCCACGCCACGGGGCCATGCCCGAGTCATCATCGGTTTCCTCCGCATAGAGCGCGTCGATCTGTTCTTGGGCACGCTCTTCTGTTTCATGGCATCCCATGAGTTCGCTGTCTGCATCTTGTATGACGCCCCAAGGGGAATTCTCTGGGCATCCTTCATGATTCTGGACTATGGAATAGGGCATTTTTCTTACTCCTCTATGTCCCAAACCGCTACGATAGTTCCCCTACAACGAGCACCACCAAGGCAATCGCGATACCCCCCGGAAGGGTACGCTTCATCTGCGTCTGCTTGGGTTTCAAAACTTGTACCATCAATTGTGCGACAGGGTGCACAGACATTCTGATCCAGGATTTCGGAAGCCACGTATTCTGAAGCAGGAGGAGTAGCCGAGAGAACCGCTTTACGCCCCTCGTTCTGGGCTGACGTAATCGCACCCCCAATAGACTCTCGGGGGCCCGCTTCGGAAAGCTCCGACAGAGACTCGTTCACTTCAGACGCAGCCTGATCCGGACTGACTGCCGGACGACCAACCACAGACAAGGCACGTCGCACGGCTGACTGGACGAAAGCAGTGTTGATTACACGGGCGGAGACACGGGCTACAGACCGGAGAAGATCTAGCCCCGCAGCAGC